TTGATCGCTTCAAAGAGATAGTCAAAAGCATGACTAAGTTCTCTCAAGTTGATGACTTTGCTAAGAAGTTCAACTGGGTTATTGCACCAGAGATACTTGCAGATAAAATGGGAATGGACTTGGTTATCTCTATTGATGACGCAGTCGATTCAATTATGAACATAGGTAGGAAAGCACCTACTAGAGATGAGAAGATTAAGGCAAGAATATTATACAATGCCCAAACATCTTCTTTGGCTTCATAAAATAGGAAAGGGTGGGGTTAGGCAAGAGATTGCCTAGCCCTTATTTATTATGGGAATAGAATACGGATTAGGAATGTTATTAATGGGAATAGTAGCCCTCATAATAGGTGGTACTATTGCATTTAAAGTTATTAATAAAGTTATGGAGAATGATAATGATAAGTAAAGTTATTAAATTACCTAGAGTATATACTAACCCCCCCTGCAACGACAGGGAAGCATATCACAGATTGGATCAAAATTCAATGCGTCAAGTTGACTCAAGGAATAAACTATGCTATCTTTGTGATTCAAAAGCAGATATAATAATCAATAAAACTACAGAGATAATATGGAAAAAGCAATTACAGAAGCAAGGATAAGAACACCAGAAGAAAAAATCTGGATAGCAATAATACAACAAGCATTTAATGATGCCTTTGGGTTAGGTGCAGGTCACAACATATCTACGTTAGACATATCTCAAGCTAGAAACTGGTTCTATACTAAGGCATGTGCAGAAGCATGTGACCATGTGGGTACAACCAGAGATCATATACAAAAATTATATAATAGATTAAATGATAGGTACAAGGCAGGTCATCTAACAAAAGATGAGATACGTTTTGCTATACGAAGATTAGAGTGGAAAATATGATTAGTAACTATGATGCAGTAATGATAGCAGAGGGTGTTATTGAAGCAGATGAAGATAAGCAAATAGAAGCATGGCAACATTTAGTAGATACAGGTTTAGCTTGGAGTCTTCAAGGTTGGTTTGGCAGAACTGCAATGGACTTAATTGAACAAGGTGTAATAATAAAAAAGGAAACAGATGAAACTAAAAGAGATTGAAGCAAAGATAGGTACATTATCTAATCCTGCTAAGATGCCCTCGTATGCTTGGGGTATACCTATCGAGTATTGTGTTACAGGTAGTAAGTTAGCAAAAGTAAAAGGTACTATCTGTAATAAATGTTATGCAGGTAAAGGTTGTTATGTTTTTCCTATGGTCAGAGCCATGTATGAGAAAAGATATCAAGCTATTGAATTACCAGAGTGGGTAGACTATATGGCAGAACTTATTACACAGAAATATAAAAATAAAAAAAAGGAAGATAGATATCACAGATGGTTTGATTCTGGTGATGTACAATCTTACTCACATCTTATGAAAATATTTGAGGTATGTGAACTTACACCACATATAAGATATTGGTTAGCTACAAGGGAGTATCAAATCATAGACAAGATTACAGAAAAAGATGTACCAAAGAATTTATGCCTACGAGTATCAACTACTAAAGTCGATAGCCCACAACCTAAGTTTTGGAAGTGGACATCTGGTGTGCATAAAGATAAGAAACCAATAGGTCATGAGTGTCCGTCACAGACTCAAGATAATAAATGTGGTAGTTGCCGTGCCTGTTGGAGTCGTAAAGTTAAACAAGTAAGCTACGAGGAGCATTAATATGGCAGGAGATCACAGTGAATACATAGACGATTATTGTAGAGACAATTATGGTCATACAAATTGGGGGTATTTAGATACCTATACAAAAGAAGAACTAGCAAAAGCAGATCATGATATAGAAAATAATATTGTTTTCTGGCACGAAGATGAGGAGGATGAATGACATACAAAAGTTATAGTTCGGGATTTGGATCATTTCCAAATAAAATAAATAATAAAAAACATAAATGTACAGGTTGGGCGATAGTTGCAACAATGGAAAGACCAGATGGTACTTGGTATGATGAAACTATTACAGAAATGGATGATGACACAGCATCAGCCGTTGATACTTTTTTAACTGAATACTGTGAGGATAAGGAGAAAAGCAATGATACTTGATGATCAATATATAACAAAGGATATGTTTAAAGCAAATAGTTACAGAGGTAATTATTATGCACATAAAAATGCAGTAATGTATGATTTACAAAATGGAAAACAAAATGTAGTTTGTTTCTGTGATAATATCCATACAGCACAAAGTATTGTTGAGGGGTTAAACCTAATAGATAATCTTGAAGCAAGTGGGGCAGAGTTAAAAAAATGAGAGACGATTTAATGGTACAGCAACAGGTTATAAATACATGGCAACATATGGTAGGTGTCATCTGTTTAAACCAAACTGGTAGAAAGAAAGTAAAAAAATTATTACCTGCTTTCTTTGAGAGATTTCCTACTGCAGAAGAACTATTAGAATCTGATAGAGAAACTATTGCGTCTATGTTAGAGGGTCTTGGTCTTAAACATGTAAGAGCAAACAGGATATGGAGAATGTCACAAGACTATTTGACATGGGACGGAAAAGATGCTACAGAGTTATATGGTATAGGTAAATATGGAAGTGATAGTTATGAGATATTCTATAAAAATAATATACCAGACAACGTACAAGACACAGAACTAAAAAGATATATAAGGGAGGAACTATGAAACAATATATATTTGTAAGAGGGAACGGAGAAAAAAAAGTAATAGAAGCAATGAGTTTTAAGAAAGCCATAAAAAAATATGATGGTAAACCTGTTGATAATGATAAATTTGTACATGTAAATTGGTCTAGTAAAAAAGGTAATTCATCTTACAAAATATTAGAATTACCACATATATCTAGAAAAGAAAGAAAGGGAAAACTATGAGTTACGCAGATGATATAAAAAAAATTTTAGAAAATCACTACGAGTGGTGTAAAGTAAATGGTAGAGACACATCATGGTATGGTGAATATAAACGAGTAAGCACAAGAAAAAAGGTAGATAAATGTTTGAATGGAAACATCCAAAATATTACAAAGAAATAAGAAAAAATAATTTGACAAAAGAAAACTTTTCTGATAAGGGGGAAGAAGATGAAAAAATACAAAGTAAGATTAACAGGACTAGGGATAGAAGCAGTAGCGATAATCCCATTCGACAACGAACCAACAATAGAAAAAGTAGAAAATAACGTAGCTTATTATCTAAATAATAATTTGATGAAAGTTGAAGCAAATGATTTTTATTCAGTTGATAGGTACTTAATAACATACGAGGAAGTGCAGGTTGAATTATAGGCAACAGCTAGAAGTTATAAAAGGTTTAAGCATATCGTCTGAGACTCAGACAAGAATGGATTGTCCATTCTGTAATGGTAGGAATACTCTGTCTATTGATACAACTGAAAATAAAATAGGTTGGTATTGTTTTCATTCAGCGTGTAACGCAAAAGGTAAACATCAAGGAGAAAAGAATATGCATTATGTAGACAGAGTATTTCATGGAAATCAAACATTACACATAGAAGATACAGAATTTAAAATACCAGATAGTTTTCAATCAATATATTCAAACGAAAAAGCAATGCGTTGGCTATCCAATAATAATTGTTGGGAGTCTTGGTCTTGGGGTCGAGCAGATTTTAAGTATGACGTAAAACAAAATAGAGTTGTGTTCTTAGTTAAGAATAGAATATCACATAAGATAGTCGGTGCAGTAGGTAGATCATTAAATAAAAATGATTTTCCTAAATGGTTTATGTATGGTAATAAAGATGTACCATTTAAATGTGGTGAGTGTAGCGATGCAGTAATCGTAGAGGATTGCCCATCAGCTTGTGCAGTATCAAATATATTAACTGGTATTTCTATCATGGGTACTAAATTAAAATCAGTACAGAAGTCACATTTAAAGCCATACAAAAATCTATATATATGTTTAGATAGAGATGCTACAACAAAAGCATACGACATGGCAAAAGATTTAAGATCATCTGGATTTGAGAATGTAATAGTAAAACCTTTAGAAGATGACTTAAAGTATTTTAACACAGAACAAGTAAGGGAGATATTTTATGGCACTAAATCTTGATAGAGGTTCAAATGATCTTGAGGAGATTATAGATAAACAAAAAAAGATAATTGATTATCTAAAGAAACAAACTAGGAAATGTGATAATAAGTTTACAACATTTGCTAAGTATAGATCAGAAGAAATTATGGCTCTTTATGCAGAAGTAAAGAGATTAAAAAATGAAAATGAGGATATGAGATTAAGTAAAATTAAATTACAATTTGAGATAGATAGATTGAAAGAGGGAGGCAAATGATAGAAAAACAAATGATTAGGCTTATGCTTAATAAAAAATTTTATACACACTACAAAGGAACATTATCACCTACAGTATTTTCTGGAGATGTGAGTTCTCTGTATGATACAATACAAAAAGCACATGATAAATATGAAGAGGATATAAAGATTGATGAGTTATATTCTTTGCATACTACAATATTTAATCCTGCATTGACCCGTGCTGCGAAAGAAAAGTTTAGTGAATTAGTTGAAGACATCAAGGAAGTACAAGAACCTAGTAAGGAGATAGCAAGAGATATCATGCGTATACTATCTGATAGAGATCTTGCACAGAGGATAGCAGTAGAGTCTACCGAAATATTTAATGGTAAGGAAGCAAACTTTAATGAGATAACAACCATGATAGAAAAACATAAGCATGGTATCGATGAGGAAAAAGTTCCTGCAGTTACTCATAACATAAATGATGTGCTAACTTCTTTAGCAACAACATCTAGATGGAAATTTAATATACCTATTATGAAAGAGAATGTTGGTGGTATAGGTGGTGGTAATCTTATGATTGCATTTGCTAGACCAGAGACAGGTAAGACTGCGTTCTGGGTTAGTTTATGTGCAGGACCAAATGGTTTTGCAGAACAAGGTGCAAAGATACACGCATTTATAAATGAAGAACCTGCTGTTCGTACACAGATGAGAGCTATATCTTGTTATACTGGTATGACTAGAGAACAAATAGTAGATGATTTAGATACAGCACAATCTTATTGGAATGAAATAAAAGATAATATATCTATGTTTGATACAGTCGATTGGTCAATGGATGATATAGATGCACACTGTGAAAAACATAAACCAGATATTATTGTTATAGATCAGCTAGATAAAATAAATGTTACAGGAACATATGCAAGAACAGATGAGAAGTTAAGGCAGATATACACAGCAACAAGAGAGATTGCAAAGAGAAGAGACTGTGCAGTGATAGCTATATCTCAAGCATCTGCTGATGCACACAATAGAAACAGTATTTCATTTGACCAAATGGAAAACTCTAAGACTGGTAAAGCTGCCGAAGCTGATTTGATTATTGGTATAGGTAGAAATGCAAACAGTGATTTAGAAAATAAAATAAGAACATTATGTATAAGTAAAAATAAAATAAATGGTTATCATGGTGAACCCGTGTGTACCATTAGAAGGGAAATAAGTAGGTACGAGGTATGAGTCCATTAGATAAGTTATTAAATTTAGTTATAGCATTTAGTATAATTTTTGTTTTAGTATATGCTTGTTATCAAACATTACAATTGCAAGACATGTGGGATATGCTCATTGGATATCAAAACATATTAGCAGAACAACAAAAAGAATTAAGACATTTAAAAATATTAATTATAGCTATGAAAGGAACATCTGTATGATAACAACAGTAGACGTAGAAACATCTTGGCAAAAAAATGAGAATGGTGGGTATGACCCATCACCTTTTCAT